TTTTTTTAAGATCATAAAGATATTCCTTCCTTATTTTACAATAAATCGGCGGTATATTAGCATTTAAATAAGACATAGTACATTAATATATTACACTTTATTAAAAAACAATGATGTAGTAAATCTGTAAGATGGTCCCATAATATTTTGAGCTTTTATAGTATGTTTTATTTCTCCATCAAATATAATAGCTCTGTTAGGTACGTAAGGACTAGACTCCAAAATATCTTTACCATTATTTTTGTAAAAAACAGTTTCACCTCCCCATTCAGTATTCCATGTCATATTAGAATAATGTAGAAATACAAATTTATCGGGATGACAATGTATAAAATTAACGTCCATATTTTTAGTTAGATTAATTACACACCTATCATAATTATTTATTGTTATATTTTTATCTTTTAATTTATCTAAAACTACATCTAATATTTTTAGATTCTTAACATCTTCAAAAGTATAAGGGCTATGTAGACATGGATGCATTCTGTGCTGAACTTCACTACTATCATTCCACCCTATTCTAAAATTAGATGCCATAATCATATCAAAAAGTTGAGTTTGTATTTTATTTTCCAAAAAATTATCATATCTTTCAATCATAATATTATTTTATTTCTCCCCAATTTGGACCAAATTCATAGTCTACCTTATTAGGTACTTCTAAATCTACAGCATTTTCCATAATGTTTTTTATTTTTTTAGCTTGTTCTTCTGACTCTATAGAAAAATCTAATTCATCATGTATTTGTATGTGGCCTATCAAACCTTCTTTATATAAATCAACCATAGCTTTTTTTGTCATATCAGCTGCACTACCTTGAATTAATTTATTTAATGCTTTGTATGTAAAAGCTCTACGTGTAGAATTTTGATGCCAATAGTTTCTTTTTGGTTTACCATTTTTATCTTTTACAATGTTGCCTTCAAAATCTTTTATGTGTGGACCCATTTCTTGTAATTCTAACATACGCTCATGGTCTTCTGGTGGTACATACGTTCCCCAATCAGCGCCTCTAAGTACAGGTTCGTATTTTGGAAACCTACAACGTCTACCCAATAACGTTTTAATCTGTCCTTTACTCTGTGCTGCAGTCATAACTTTATTCATTAACTGTTTTACAAAAGGTGCTTTAGCGTGATATTGTGAAAATAATTCTTCAGCATGATCTTTCTCGACACCTAGTTCTGCTTGAAGTTTTGCTTTACCCATACCATAAAATAATCCAAGATTAATTGTTTTTGCTTGTGATCTTGGTATATGTGCCATCTCAGCTACAATTCTATGAAAGTCTGTTGAAGGATCTGTTTCATATGAATCTGCAATTGCATTTACAGAAGGTAAAGAAAATTTTAATGCGTAGTGTGCAACTAGTCTTGGTTCCTGTTGCGAGTAATCAAAGGTTCCCCAATTACAACCTTCTTCAGGTATAAATAAAGATCTAAGCAAGGGCCCTGTTTCCGGATCCCTGGCTGGTATTTGCTGTAAGTTTGGATTCGAATAACTAAATCTTCCTGTAACCGTTCCTCCATCATCAGATCTAATTTGATTTATATCTGCATGAATTCTGCCTTTGTGTTCGTGTTTTAAAATTGTATCAATAAATGTTGTTCTGACCTTGTTTATTTTTCTAGCTTCTGCTATCATGTTTACTACAGGATTAGCATGATTAGTTATAAAATTTTTAGTAAATGAAGGAGAGTCAGTCTTTTCAGTTCGGGTATAAGGTAGGTTTAGTTTTTCAAAAACTTTCGCAATACTTGCTGCAGCCCATATTTGAGTATCTACTCCTGTTTCTATTTTTACTTGTTGTAATAGGTTTTCTTCTTTTACTGCCAGTGCTGTTTTCAATTGATTGGCTTTCTCGATATCTACCCGAACACCTAGGTGGCGCATATCAACTAAACAAGGAAAGAGATCGGTTTCAAGATTAAATATATCTTGAAGATTATCTTCAACAATTACTTTTTTTAATTTGTGCCAAAGTTTTAAAGTTATCTCCGCATCTTTTTCTGCATAAGCTCCTACTTCCATTGCAGGTAATCTCCACATATCTGCCTTAGGATCTAATCCTCTTGATTTAGCTGCTTCAATTAATCTTACTTCACTTTTACCTTCACCTAAATGATTCCAGGATAAAGTATTTAGTGTATATGAAAATCTATTTTCATCTATAAGACTGGCTGCAATCATGGTATCTATTATTAAACCATTGATTTTTATACCTAAATTTCTAATCCAACATACGTCGTACATCGCATTGTGAAATATTTTTGTAGCAGGTGATTCACAGATATCTCTAAACCAATCTAAAGTTTTTTTACGATCTAAATTTGGTCCTTCACCATGAGCAATTGGAAAGTATCCTTTATATCCATTTACTGCTACAGCTATACCCACTACTTCACCATCACCGGCGATTGCACCTGAACCTGTTTCTTTTAGATTTGGATCACGTGTTTCTAAGTCAATTGCAATTTCATTTGCTGATCTTAAATCAGGATATTCTGTAGGTACTAACCATTCTGTCTGTGCTACTATCATATTAATTTACTCCAAAAATAAATAGTCGTTAGTGTATAAAAAAATAAATCATGCACTGCAATTAAGTTCACTTCTTTTTAGCCATGTCTTTCATCTTTTTAATTTCTAGTTCACAATAATGAATTATTTTTTCTAAGTCTTGTATACCATTTTTATTTTTATAACGGCACACATACTTTATAACGTTTCCTTGAAAAAAGGAAAGGTCATTCTTTGAGATAAACTCATAAGGTTGAATGTGAAAGTCTTTGTAATGACTTCCGCCTATCTGCTTATCTTGTGGAAATGCATCATTAAATATATCTTTATTTGTCATAACTGATACCCCTTTCTTGATTTGTTTAGTTTTAGTTTATATAAATTGTTACGTGCTCTTGTAGTTCCTACGTACCAAACTCTGTGTTCTTCATCTGCTTTATCTTGACTTTGTTTTATTGCTTTAATAATTCTATCACCCATGTCTAAACATATAATAACATTATCCTGTTCCCCACCTTTAATAGCATGTATAGTAGATAACCATATTCTTGCAGGTTCTTTTAAATTTTCTTTGTTATCTAAAAGGTTTAGTAGATACTCTTTATCTAAATCTTTAACTAATTTAAATGCATCAAACCAAGTTTTGTTTTTATTTAACTTCACATCTCCTGTAAAATCTTTTAAATTTTTTATTTCTTCTTCTGTTAATTCTCTACCTTTACGCCACTCATTGTAGTTATTCATAGCATTATACATTCTAACTTTAATACTTTTACCTCTATTGCTTTCAAAATATAAACCTTTCTCTATCAACATATCTTGTATTTTTAAAAGTTTAGATACAGTTCTAGTTATAATTAACCATTTACCTTTTGTTAGATCTATTTCACCTAAGTTATATATCTCTTCACATTTACCTTGATAGTTTCTTGGATAATATTTTTTTAATTTTCTTACACCAACAATATTGTTAATAGGTATAATTGATTGTTCTTGAACTGATTTAGATATTCTTTTTGAATATTTTAATGTTTTTTCTTTTGCAGGTTCTGCAATAAATCTTTTTACATCTGCACCGGCCCATGCAAATATAGCCTGGTCGTCATCACCTGCTAAATAAATATCTTTTGTTTTTGTTTTTAAAATATCAAATAGTTTCCACTGTAATGGTGATAAATCTTGAGCTTCATCAATAAACACGACATCAAACTCAGGTATATTTTCTGGTTGTTTAATTAAAATTTCAATCATGTTGTTAAAATCTAATAACTTCTTTTTATATTTATACTCTAATAAATTATTGTAGATGTGGTTCAATGGAGTCCAGTCTACATTTTTTGGATCATGTTCTTCTAAATCAAATTCTTCTCTAATACTTGTACATTTATTTACTGCTCTATTTATTATTTGAAAATATGGATTTTCAAAACCTAGATAAAAAGATTGATCTTTATTATACCTGTCATAAAATTTTACTTGTAGATTTAATTTTTTACCAAACTCTTCATAGTGATATGGTTGCATAATATCTTCTTGACTAATATTTAACTCGTTAACTTTAATGCATTCAAATGCTAGAGCGTGTAATGTTTTAAAATATTTTAGTTTTTTGTTTTCAAATGGCATTCTTTCTTTTGCTTCTTCTGCAGCCTTTTTAGTAAAAGCAAAATAACCTATACGATGTAAAGGTATCTTGTATTTTCTTGCATAAGCCTTAGCTCTACTAATTAATCTATATGTCTTCCCTGTACCTGGAGGACCATAATACTTATAAATCATACTATATTATCTTGACTCTCTATCTCTATAGTTTCTTTTACTTCTTCTGGTTTTTCAAAGATATGTAGAGGTATTCTTGCAGTTCTTATTGCTTTAAAATAATTACCTTCATCATCCTGGCCTGGGAATCTTTTTTGTTTACCAAACAAAGCTCTTTTGTTTTGATCTTTGTCTTCATTGTTAAATAGTTCATGTGAAATCATATAAGATGTTTTCTGTGCATCGTATTTCCATTCTTCGTTTTTTAATTTGTCAAAGAATTTATCAAATACAAACCATGCAAACTCACCTTCTAATAAAGGTCTACCACTTTCAAATGACATATAGTTTGTTGCCTGAGCCCCGTATATATGTTTCTCTAATAATTTTTTAAGTATATCAATTGGACTTGTACCTTCTGCAGGTTCTATGATTTCTATTTTTTCTTTACCACTTATTGATTTTAATATTTCGTCAAACTGATCTTGTTTAATTGATGGTGCTACAATCAAAGCTTGTTCAAATAAAACTGTTTTAAATTCATGTACTTGAGTTAATTTATATGTATTTTTACAATGTAATTGTATTGTTTCATTCTCTTCAGAGTTTTCTACAGTCACTCTCCACTCTGGATTAGGTTTAATGTTTATTTTTTGTAGATTACTTAATGTTGGATAGTTTGTTTTTTCACCTGCTAACACACCAAACTTTCTTTTTACACATAATGCTTTCATACAGTTTGGTTCTAGTAATGGATCTGTGCAAGTAAAACCTTTCTTTTGCTTTTCCCAATTTTTTATTTTTGATTTAATATGATCATCTGTCCAGTTTTCATCAAATTTAAAATAATCTCTTCCTGCTTTTACAATCATTTTTTGCCAAGTGTCTGGATATTTTTTCTTAGCAAACACCATGTAATTATATAAAAACCTATCTCTACCGTCTGTAAATACCATAACTTCTTTAGTTAATTTTTGTAAACACGGTGGTCCATCTACAAATTCTTCTCCACCACCTTTTAGTTCTGAATAAATTATATCTTCTTTTATCTTTTTAAAATTTTTTGGATCAACTAAATTTAACCCAACTGTCTGTACAAATTTTTCAAATGGCATTAGACTACCGTCTATATCCAATGCTTTTCTATCATTACCATTGTATGGTAAGTTTATAAAATTACCGTTTGATACTGTTCCATCTGTTGATATCAATTGTGTTTGTTTTGGAAATATTTCTGTTGCATGTGGTAATTTAAATGGAACTAACAACTCTTCTAAAAAACTTCTTATTTCTTTTGCCCTAACCAACCGAGTGGTGAATACATATAAATGTAAACCACCACTCTTTGATAATATAGGTATTATTGGTAGGTCTTTATCTTGGATGACATCAAGATAAAATTTTTTATCTATTGGATATTTATCCACATCAATTGCACCAAACCTTGCCATACCTTCATCGGTACATGGTTGTATTCCAATTGATTTAATTCCTTTTAAATGATCTAAGTAATCTTGATCAGTGACGGGTTCTTTAGTCCATTCATGTTTCCATTTTTTCTTTCCTGTTTCCGGATCTATGTAACCGTCATCAACTTTGCAGACACCATAACTTCTAGTAAGTCCGCTAAAATATTCTATATATTCTTTCATTTGTCATCCTGTTAATTTTGTTGAGGCGACTTCAGTCTCCCTCCGTCGCCTCTGTTCACTGGCCGTGTCTACTTCCCAAAGGGAAACTATATAATCTCTTCAGATTTTGCTTCTCCAACTTTTTCATACTTAGGTTTACTAGAACCCGCTGATACTTGTTTTTGAAACTCTTGAGCCATTACATATATAGCTGCATCTTTTTCATCGGATACATTTAACATCCTAGATATTGATGGCTTATATACGTGCCAAGTTTTATCCCCTGCATTTTTTTCAACAGTTTGTAATTTAAAAACTGCAGAGTATGCTGCCGGTTGAAAAGAACCTTTATCATCTGTCATTCTTAAATTAGAAATAAGATCATTTAGTTTTCTTGCCGGTGTAAGATTAGATGATCTCATAGTGATAACCGCTTTTCTTGGCGCACCATCTATCATTACAATAATGTAAAAATACATAGTTTTTTCAATATAGTTACCATTTATTAATCTATATTTTATACCACGCATTTCTTCTTTTGCATTAGAAGGTGGGGTTAGATGTGTTCCAACAGGTGCTGATGGACTATCACCCATCTCTTGCCATTCTGGATATCTAGTTTGTGTATGTGCTACAATAACTTCAATACCATTATCCCCATCCATAGGTTTACCAAAACTACCAGAATATAACATTCCAGGTTCAGCACCTTCTACATGTTTAGGGCTTCTTGAATTACACTCTGGTGATAGTTGGTGTAATATTTTCAGAATCGGTGTTGATACGTCATCTGATTTTATTTCCTCTGCACCTTTACCAGAATCGGCTCTTAGGTTTAGAGTTGCTAGTGCACCTGCACTATCCTTTTTTACGACTTGTTTGTCCATACTATTTACTCCTTTATTAGTTTAGTATTTTATTAGTTTATTTTTTATTTGTTACACTAGTTCGGTTTCCCTCTAGTGTATTAAACAGATCAACGGGAACTTCATTACCTTTTTCTTTCCATTCACGCATCACTGCAGAGAGTCGAGAGTGGTGAACCTTCTCTTGTTGAGTTGGTTCATAGCCACTCTCCCTCGCAAGGCTAGCGTATTCGACAGCCTTGTTATCTTCGCCTTGGCCAAATGTTACTGTGATGTTATTATCAACAATATCACCCAAACCATTGTCTCGAAGCCATTGTATACCTTCCTCTTTTTTTTCTGCTTTAAAGGAAGCATAAAACTTTTTACCTATTGATAGTTCAGAACCATCTTTTAGTTTTAAAGTTTTTAAATTTTGTTTTTCCATTATGTCTGGAATAACATGTTCACCAATATATTTTTCTTGGTCTTTAAGTTCTTTTAATTTTATTTCTGCTGCTAATATCTGTGCACCAACAGATTTAAATTGTTCAATTGCCTCTGATAATTCATTGACATCAACTTTATCAGTTTGATCAGGTGCATCCTGTCTTAAATTTATATTCATAGTTTTACCTTTCGTAAAAGGTATATATAGGATAGTTTTATATTGTCAACTAGTTTTGAAAAATATTTATTTCTATAGGGTAGTATGTTTTTTCCTGTCTGTCCCATTTTAACAACTTATATTTGCCGTTAGTCATATCAGAAACTATTGAACATGTCACGCCAATAATTGCAGGATCACCTGACAATAATAAATAATCGTCAGTTGTAAAATTTTTTAACTTGTCTCTTATTTGAAATATTAATGGACCAGGAGAAAAAATCATTTGAGCTTTTGCAGGAAGCATAACCGTAATATCGCCATATTTTTGTGCACCCATAACATTATATTTTGGTTGACCACTTTCTCTGTCGACAGGTATGTCTTGTACTAAATAAACTTTGCTCATTGACTTTTAT